GTGGTGGCTCAAAATGCGAGCCGTTTATTTTCGATTTAAGCGATTTTATTGAGGGTAGGGGATATATGGGTCCTTACAGATATGGCTCATTAAAGAGATAGGCGGCGCGGATCTCTTCGGTCATATCCGCAACGTCCTCGGTGCTCTTTAAAGCGACTTTGTCAAAGTTCGGCCCGAGTTTGATCCATTTCGCTCTGTCTGTGAACTTAAAGCGGGCGAGATCCATCAAGCCATAGTCGCCGGACGATTCCATCACAGCCGAAACGTAACTGTCGGATTTACGTACCAGGCTGAGGCAATCCGTGTTGCAGCCCATATCGTTGAGTAGGGATTTAATTATTTGATATATCTCGGCTTCAGACTCGGTCGCGTCTACTTCGCGCGTTTCGCCGTAGTGGGCGAATGTGATGCCGTCCGTTTCCGATGTCGTATTCTTCCACTTGTTCGCATAATAGGCGGCCTGCCCATCCTTGATCTCGTCGTATTTGTAAAGAGAGGCGGTCAATAGATCGCGCTTTTCGAATCCGAGTTCTTTAAAGCACGTCATACATAAATTGGCATCGGATATTTTTACGTTACCGCGTAGGGCGGTCGATTTGCCACATCTTATACATTTCGCCATTGTCATCACCTCCAAGCCAATTATACATATTCGTTAAGAATTGAGAAAGTGTTTGACATCAAATTCGCGATAGTGTACCATATAGGCGAGGTGACAACTATTCCTAAAATCATAACTGGCGGTATTTTTACCGAAAACGTGCATTTTTCAACGTTTTTACCAAAATTAGGAGTATCTAACTAAATACAGTCCAAAATAAGTACCATCTTAATTGATATAGTCACCTCGGGGTACATGGGGAGGTGACTTTTTTAATGAAACGTTCAAGCTACGAACAATTCGCCATCGTCGCAAGTGACTCGGCATCATCTTTTTCACAGCAGTTGAACGCGGAGATCTACAGACTCAAAGACTACAGCCCTGTGGTCAAATTCTCTGAGTCCATTCCATTTTACGCCACAATCAAATACATGGTCAGCGAAGATACGCCCGAGACTATTGCGGAGGCTTCCGAGGTAGAGGGTGTCCGTTTCGTGTGCTCTCAGTGTCCGTATTTCAAACCGGCATTAAGAGAGGATGGCGAGATCGATAAGCGCGTAAAGTGGGGTGACTGCGAACACGCTGAACTCGGTCGCGTACTGAAACAGGCTCCGGCGTGTGACAGACTTTTCGAGCTGATTAAAGAAGGGAGCGTGAGACTATGCTTTACGGAATAGGTGTAATGGTACTGCTCCTGTCTTTAGCATTTACGGGCGGGTCGATCGTCGTACCAGTAACGATGACACTAATAGGTGTGGGATTAATGAGGCTCGGAAGGAGGTTCGACGATGGCAAGAAAACCAACACAGCGCGATAGGGTCCTCGCGTGGCTGATAATGAACGGCGATCTGACCGTAAGGGATGCGATGCTGGAGCTGAACATCAACAGTTTGCCGAAGCGCATCGAGGAACTCAGGAAGGCGGGTTATCCTATCGAGATGAAATGGGTAACGACCGACAGCGGAAGCAGATACGGCGTGTACACAATGGGGAGGTAGATCAATGAGACCAATTAACGAAATTTACAAGGAGAAGAAGAAATTCGTCGCGGATCTGAACAAGACCATGACGGTAGACGGAAACATCGAAAGCCTCACGTATGCGAGAGACTTCGTAACCGGCGACGAGATCGTAATGATCAGGGACGGAGCACTCACGCCGTTCTACATCAATGTGACGGGGAACAGCCTGAGCGCGATCCTGTCCGAAGCGAATAAGTTCCAGCTCGGACTGAAGCCGACCGGACTGATCGAGGACAGAATGGCACGTAAGCACTACGCGAAGATGTTCGGGGGTGCTGCGTAATGGCTCTGATAATAATCGGACTTGCTGTGATCGCGTTTGTGATCACAGGCGCGTTTGTCGGCTTCTATGCCGGATATGATAAGGGATTCGAGGACGCTCTCGAATGTTACGAACAGGAGGTAAAAGATGTACTACGTGAAACTGAATCAGACGTATAGCGGGACGGTGTTCAAGTTTGTGAACTTCGACGAGGCGGCTAACTTTATGGGCGTTGCGATCGAGTACGGAACGTATACGAACTCGGATGGAAACACTGAGCCGGTCAAGGCAACGATGTGGTTCGAAGAGGAGGTGCTTAACTGATGGGGAAGGAAATAGACGGAGATCTCCGCAAGATATTCAAAACCTATCTGGGTAACTGGTATTTGCCCGCAGACGGCAGCGACCTCGAGGTAACTATATCGAAAATCGAGTTAGAAGAGGTCAGAAATAAAAACGGTACCGTGAACAATCAGCCGATAATCTACTTCGTCGAGCTTGATAAGCCGCTTATCTGCAATCAGGAAAACAATAAGCGACTTACGAAACTTCTTGGACCTCGCGAGGGGACAAAGGGGTGGTATGGCGAAAGAGTCGCGTTAAGGAAAGAGGCTAATTCTCAGTCCGAAGATGGCTATTGTGTCAGGGTGAATCCGCGCTACAAACCAAAAGAAACGAACGTGTTCTGTGAGAACTGCGGGTCAAAGATAGAGGCGCACGGCTCGTATTCGGTCAATAAGATAGTGACCATGAGCCGAGCCAAGTACGGACAGGCTCTTTGCTGGGACTGTGCATCAGCAAGAAAGGAGGCGGGCAGTGAGTAGAAAGCAGCTGACTCAGTACGAGATCACTCACATGGAGAACCTGACCGTCCGCGATGAGTACTGGAGCGATGACTACGGCTTCGAGTACGACTACGAAATGGAGGTCGAGGACGATGATACTGACTGATCGGAATTACTACAGTCCCGAAGCGAATAAAGCGTACTGGTCTGCATCCCTCTTCAAGGCTTTTGACAGGTGCGAGGCGGCTGGTCTCGCATCGGTCAACGGCCAGTACGAAAGAGAAGAGACCGACGCGCTTCTGATCGGCTCGTATGTGGACGCGTACTTCTCGGGAGAACTCGACGAGTTTATCGGCATCCACGGCGATAAGATGTTCAAGCGTAACGGCGAACTTATGGCGAAGTTCACACACGCGAATGACTTGATTGACCGAGTCGAAGCGGATGAGCTGATGATGCAGTTCCTGACGGGAGACAAACAGAAGATATTCACCGCGGATCTGTTCGGTGTACCGTGGAAAATCAAGACGGACGTATTCGACGGAAAACGAATCGTAGACCTGAAAGTTGTGAAGGACTTCGAGCCGATATACAAAGAGGGCTTCGGTCGTATGAGCTGGATAGAGTACTGGGGGTATGACATTCAGGGTGCCGTCTATCAGCGCGTTATCGAGGCTGTGACGGGCGAAAAGCTACCATTCTATATCGTAGCCGTTACGAAAGAAAAAACGCCTGATATAGACGTTATCGAGCTGCCACAGTCTACACTCGATACGGCTCTGAAGGTGGTCGAAGCGAAGATAGACCGCTTCGATCTCGTCAAGATGGGCGAGATTGATGCGGACAGATGCGGACGATGTGAATATTGCAAACAGACAAAAGTATTAACGACCCCAACAATTTACGAAGGCACCGAGGCATAAGATAAGACCTCTCGCCATGTATCGAAAGGAGATTAAAACAATGGATACGACTATAGGAATGATTTACACGACGAATGATTATGACAAGTTCAAGAAGCTCGAGGGAAATAGAGACGTCAAAGGAACAAAGAAAATCGTGTCGAGTATCAATAAAGTCGGATATGTATTAAGCCCAATCCTCGTTAATGAAAACTTTGAAGTAGTAGACGGACAGAACAGGCTCGAAGCACTCAAGACGCTTGAGCTTCCGGTTCCGTACATTGTCCAGAAAGGCATTGGCCTCACTGAGTGCAGACACCTTAATATCGGCCAGTCCAACTGGAATACAAGACAATTTATCGAGAGTTATGCAGAGTCAGGCAATGAGTCTTATATAAGGCTTCTCGATTTAGTAAACGACTTTGCAAGGCAATTCTCAATCGAAGGTGTTCTATGTGCGGCCATTCCTAAACTCATAAACAATACTGGCGGCGGGCCTTACAAACTTGTAAGAGAGGGCGAAATATTCCTCTCGGCAGAGCAGTACGAAGCTGCAAGAAGAAGGCTAACATCAATGATTGCTCT